GGGTTTACTGTTGGCTGCCCCCATCTTAATAACACATTATTATCGATAACCTCATTAATACCTTCAGAAGGTGGAGTGCTTGGATTATTTATAACAACAGCAATTTGTAAAGCTGTTCCTAAATTATTTAATAAATCTCTTGCTTGTACATAATAATATTTTGTTATTGATGTTTGGCCATCAGCTACTTTCCAGCTTACTTCCTCTTTAAAAGATTCTGAATCTGTTATTATTTCTAATTCTGTGTTGCCAGCATTAATTCCAGCAGCAGTTGCAGATGAACTTCTAATAATTTTAAAATCCTTTAAATCAAGTTGAGTTGCATTATTAACAGTAGGTGGGACAAAAGAGATAGTCACAAAACCTAAACCACCCTCAGAACCTAATGAAATACTATTTGACTGAGAACCGCCAATATAGGTGGGCGGTGATGGTGGACTTACAGTTGAAGTAAATGTAGTTGTATTTCCTATAAATACACCCTGTTCTGTAGCATCAGCAGCATTATGGTAAGCAGCACTAAAAGCAGCAATTTTAAATACTTTTGAAGAATAATTTGCTTTTGTTTTAAATTTTGTAGTATCTGTTTGATCTATTAAATTATTATTATTATCAAAAATTCCATAATTTAAAGTAGGTAGCGATCCATTAACAGGTGTCCATGACAAAATCACAAAATCCAATTCAAAGGTTTGTGATACAGATGGAGCAGCAGCTAAAGCAATAGTTAAGTTAGTTATTGTTGCTCTATTTGTAGAAGCTGCACCTTTTACAGGATTTACTGGATCTAAATAAACAGCCGCAACACTATAAGTTGCAACCCTGTTAGGAAAATTTGTATTGTTTACAGGTAATAAAAAGTCAGTTCCTTTTATCTGTGCAACTTCAGTTGTAAAATTACTATTTCTATAAATTCTGTAACCAACTACAGGAGGTTGTAATGCTCCTGCACTTGCAGGTTCTGTCCATTTCAACAATACAGAATCAGTAGTGAAACTATGAGTAAAGTTTGTTGGTGCGTTTGGCTGTGGTGGAGAAACTGTTTCAGTATGTGCTGTCCCTTCATTACTACCAATGTCAACAGGAGTTATTGTAAAATCTCTTGAACTCCCAGTAAATGTTATTGGTGTTGAAAATTGTGTAGTATCAACAAAAACAGTCTGTGCAGATCCATCATTAAATTCAATTTTATAGTTTTTAATTGCAAAAGAATTTGTTGCTGGTGGATTCCATGTGATTTTTAAAATGCCATTTTCTTCAGAAACTACAACATTCTGTATGACTGAAGGTGCATTTATTGTTGCAACAACTGCTGTTGCTGTTGTACTAAATCTTCCACCGTCATCTCTTGCTTTAATAAAATATGATGTTGTAGCAGATGGGAAGTCACCAGTAACAGTATCAGGTGCTTGATCTCTTGTTAAGTATGTTGACGCTGCTTTATTTCCAAAATTGCTATCTGTAATTGAAGTGCCTGCACCTCCTGTAACTTTATGTATTTCATAATATGCAATATCTAAATCTTTAAACTCAACGTCCGTTCCAGTAAAATTATCAGGATCAGGTGCGTTTTCAGTCCATGAAAGAACTACACCAGAAATAGAATCAACTGTTGCTGTAAAAGCAGCTACGTTTGAGGGTGGATCTGTTTTACCTACAGTTGTTCTTGTAGCAATAGCAGGTGTAGGTGATTTTTCATTAGCACCATTTAATGCAAATACTTTAAATTTATAAATTTTTCCAGCTTGTACATCTGGTAATTCAAAATCTAAACCTTGTACAATGATGCTTTCATAATTACCATTATCTTTTTTAAATTGAACTTGATAATTTACTACACCTTTAACCTGTGTCCAATTAACAATTAACTTAACTTTTACCTTTCCTTTGTTTGATACTTTCTCATTTGCATTTGTGGTTGCATTTTGATTTGTAACTTCTTTATAAAGCCTTTCTGTGATTGTAATTGATGCTGGAGCTAGTGGTAATTCATTTAGGTTGGTTGCATCTCTGAAAGTAACATCAGCACCGCTTTCTACATGAGCATAAGCAGATTCATTGTAAGTAAGTGCAGTTACTTTATATTTAATTCCATCTTCTTCGGTAACTGAAATAACACGATATAAAGAATTTTGTATGTTTTGAGCAGAACTACCTCCTGATGTTTCTATAATCCAAACACTATTTACATTTGGTGCTGTTGCTGTTGTTCCCACAGTAAATGCAGAATTAACAGTAATAACTGAACCTGTAATATCGGTAATTGTTCTTTGTAAAATACTACCATCAGGCATTAGAACATTAATAGTTCTTGTATAACTAACACCGTTAGCTGGCAAATCAGACGCACTAGCATCATCAACTGTAATAGTTGTATTTGTACTTGCACTTATTCTTCCACCTCTTCTTGTTCCTGTTTTTACGGGATCATTTATGCCAATAACCTGTCCAGGTCTAACAATTACACCAGATGATAAATCAACAGTAAAAGTGACTGTTTCTGTAAGATTTTGTTCAGTAAATCTAACCCATCGGGCTAAACGAGATGCTTGCCCAGATGAAGTTACACCAAATGCTTCAATTTGCTTTTCAACAATCCCATACTTTGTTATTGCAGCATCAGAAGCAACGTCTGATTTTATTGGATCTTGCACATAGCTTACTTTTCTTTGATTGTTATCAAAATATTTAACAATTACTAAAGTTGCTCTAGCTTTGGTATCAGATCCTTCATACGTAAATCCACCTTCCATGACATTTGCCAAAGTAAATATTTGACTTACTGTTGTTGGTTTATCTTGACTTAGAAATAACGTACCAGCACTCCAATAAGGCATGACACGCATATTTGAGCAAATAAGATTTATTAAATTGTATGCTTCAAATGATTTATTAATATAAGTGTTTAAAGCGAAACGGGCTTCTGTTCCTTCTCTCTGAAAAGTACAATTTCCTGAAAGATTAGCACCAGCAGCAACAGTTATATTAAGTATCCTAAATTTAGTTGTACTAATAGTTTCAATTTTATAACTTTGGTTTGTTGGATTTCCATTACTTGTTCCGCTTGTGAATGTAACATTAACAAAATCACCTGACTGCAAATTATGAACAGCAGTAGTGGTTATTTCACCAACTTTTTGTCCTGATGTTTGTATCCATGTTGCAGAAACAGTCCCAGTTCCAGCATTTCTTCTATCGCTTACTAACTCATTATTATATTTACTAACAGCAAAGAAAGCATACTTATCAAGAGACGATTCTGGTAGACCTAACCCATATCGTTCATCTATAAGTAAATCGTATAATGCCCAAGCTGGACACGTATTCCAAGTTGCAGCCTGAAAAGTTCCGTCCCAATTATTTGTGTTATAGATAATTCTTCCAGCAGTTTTTCCAGTAGCAATTCCATTAACAACATTCGTATTTGGAATTTTTGTTTTTAGTCCTCTTACAAAATATGTACGCTTAGGAATACTATTAAAACTTGTCGCATTAGCTTTTAAACCAACTAATGCTGTGTCATTATATGGATTATTATCATCTGTTATTTCTGTAAAACTAAACCAAGTAAAACTATTTATAGTTCTAGTTGCAGAAGTATCAGTTATTCGTTTAACTTTTATACTAACACTTGAGGTATAAGCACCTAATGGGATTATAAAATCTCTTTGATATAAATTACCAGTTCGTCCTTCTATCGTAATATCAGCCTTATTACCGTTATCTAAAATTGCAGTATTATCAGAAATTTCTGATGGAAAAGACGTTCCATCAAAAGCAATAAAAATAAAAAAATTAACAGATGATCCAACAATATCACCATCATCTTCAAACTTTTGCAACTGAGGAATGTTTATTGTTACTCTTATTCTGTTTACACCTGTGTTTGTAAAAGTTCTTGTAGCTGTTTCATCTTTTACATCAAAAACATGACCAACAGAAGTTTCAGAACTTGTTGATGCAAAACCAGGAATAGTTTCTTGGCTTCCTAAACCCCTTCTCTCATCAATTTGAATATCATTGAAGTTAAAATCTGTAGATATTGGACTAAGACTGTTAGCAGCTTTATTTAAAATAGGTGTATTGTTTAAAAATATATCTTTAAGCATTGCTGTATTGTAATTAGTTGTTCCTTGGGTATGACCTTCATCTCTTGCTGTATCAAAACCTTCAATTTCTCCTTCACTAATCGCATCTAAAATATTAACTTTCGCTGTACTATCTAAGGAATCCTCTGCAGTTGTTGGTGTATTACCACCGCCACCGCCTTTACTGGCAGTACCACCGCCACCAGCACCGATAATAATAATTTCTTTATTAGTCATGTTTCTACTTCCTCAATATCAATTCCTGCTGAAATTACCGCAGATCCGACTACTCTACGACCATATATCAAAGGAATCGGAATACCCGCACGACTAACGTTAATAGGTGAGTTAAAAGCAAAACTATTTTCTGGATCGGCTTCAGAATTATCAACAGGTTTAACTGGTGCAAGCATTGATGAAATACCACCTAAAACTAAACTAGCACCAACTGAACTTAAGGCAGTACCTACACCAGCAGCAAAAGTTCCTGTAACAGAACTGCCTAAAATACTTGTATGTCCAAACATACCAGCACCAGGGAAAAAGAATGAAGCTCCTATTAAAGCTCCTCCTAATAATATTTGTCCTAAACCACGACCACCTTCCCCTGTAACTACAGGAACTATTTTTATTGGTGTTCTTCCAGCGGGGTAATGTAATCGTTCAATAGTAATAGGATCATCTTCAACTATAACCTTGTAATATCTTGAACTCATATAAGGTTCAACTTCAGGATTATTGCCAATTAAGCATTTAATTGCATCAGCAGCAGTTTTGACATCTGCTGTTATAGATTCAAAACCACAAAAATCTGCAAGTTCTCCATAAACTTTTACTTTACGAAGGCAAGTTTGCATACCTAACTACTCTCCCTGTGCATTTGCGAAACCAACCAGTATAGTCTTGCTTACATGATAACCTTCCTTGCATGTGATGTAAAATTTGATTATCACCTACATATACTCCAACATGATTTAACCCATTACCACAAACATTCATAAAAATAAGATCATGTTCCTGTATTTTAGCTACATCACCAATATCATAAAAGCCACAATCTTCAAAATATTTTTCAAACAAAGGTGAATCAATGAAATCATCTGGGTTGTTTGGTCTTTCATAATCTTTTAATTGTACTCCTAATTGAGCTAAATAATATTCCCTAGCAAGCGACCAGCAATCCGTCACATCCCAAATCCAAGGTCTACCGATCAAACTTTCTTTATATTCTTGTGGCATAAAACTATTCCATATTTCTGTTTTTGGGTTTACAATCCACCATTTTAAACCTGTTCTTGCTGCTGATACATGGTCAGCAGGACTTGGTATTGGCTCTGTATGCGGATGTGAATGAACAACCGCTTGTATATTGTCTTTGCCATATTTATCTTCAATACAAGCCCAATCAAGTGGATCTAAAATAAATTGATCTGTTGCTGTATTTGATAGATTTTTACACTTTTCATAAATTTCTTTACCCTTATAATTTACTAATAGACCGCAAGATTCTTTTGGATCTTCTTCTTTTGCGTGTAATAGTGCTTTATCTTGCCAAAACATCAGAAAAACGCACCAATACCTTTAAATTCATCAGGTAAAAATCTTCTTTTTGGTAATTTAACACCAGCTTGATCTGT